AATAACTTGGAAGTCAAGGACTTATATGATTAACTCTATTATTAACGAAGCTGACTTGAATCAATATTATTTAATAGGTTGTGCAACACTTAAGTAATGAATGCATTTAGCGTAAAGGTAAAAGGGCTTGACTTTTTAGAAAAAAGGATTAAAGATGCTCACATTAAAATAACAGAGCAATATACAAAAATCATTAATGATTCTGTTATAGAAATATCTAAATTAGCTGAAAGTAAAGTACCAATAGGGAAAACAAGTAGGCTACAAGGATCTATTGGATATAGTTTATATAATGTTGCAACTGGTGCATCTGTATATGCTTCAATTCATTACGCTCCTTATGTTGAATTTGGTACAGGGCAAAAATTGGGTATCCCATCATATCCAAATGTAAACAAAGGTAAATTAGATGCTTATGCTTTTACATTTAAAAGAAAAAAGCAGGTCATAGGAAGGCCTTATAAGCCGTTTATGTTTAATTCTTATAGTGAGGTTTATACAAAAATGCTTAGTAAATTAAGAAAAATAAAAATATAAATATATTTCATTAAATTTGTACCAAAATGAAGGACTGCGGATATACATTAAGGAAAGCTTATTTCGATAAGTTTATCTCGGCCTCCTACTCATTAGCTGCTTATGATACCATAGCACCTGACACAGTAGAACCGCCTTATTTGATTATCAGTAGTCAGACACAAGTGGACAATAGTAATAAACAAAGCTTTGCTTATAATGTTACTATCCAATTTGACATAGTTTATAGGACTTTTAAAGCAGGGGAAGTAGGGCAGAAAACTGTTGATACTTATGCAAATGAGTTATTAGAAATAGTAGGTGTTAGACCACCAAGCTACCCTAGTACTGCACCTGACTTTAAAATAGTGACTTCTAAGATTAGTAGTAATATTGCTACCTTTGACTATGTGGATGAGGCTTATGTGTTTAGAAGGGTAATAACAATGGATCATTTCGTGAATCAATTAACATAAAAGAAAAATAAAATAAAATGGCAACAACAAGTGTATTTAACGGAACTTCATTAGTAGTTCTAATTGGAACTGAAGTAATAGGTTTCGCTACTTCATGTTCTTTAAGTTTGGCTATCGATGCTCCAGACGCATCTACAAAACAAAGCTTAGGATGGGCTGATGAAATTGGTGGGCAAAGGTCTTGGTCTTTAACAACTGATGGTTTAGCTACAGTAGTTCCAGGAACAGTTGCTACTTATGTAACTACTGCTGAATTGAATGCTTTAGCAATCGCTAGAACTGCGGTTACAGTTAAGTTTACTACTGTAGATAACTCAACAGTTGGTGGTGTAACTCCAGTTACAGGTGATGTGATTTATTCAGGTTCAGCATTTATTGAGAGTGTAGATATGACTGCTGATATGGAGAATCCAGTTACTTACTCAGTTTCTTTCAAGGGAACAGGGCCATTAACTATCGCTACCAACGCATAGTAAAAACAAACCAAACAAACCAAACATATGAGAGGACAATTTGAACTAACTCTTTCCGATGGGAAGAAGATACCGATGCGTTTTTGTACTTGGAGTCTTAAAAGATTCTGTCAATTACAAGGCATAGGGCCTTCTGACATAGGAGAAACTTTAACTGGCAAAGATTCGCTTGATGCTATTGTTAACTTACTTAAATCAGGTGCCGAATACCCATTGTATTCCCAAGGAATCACCCCAAGCTTTACAGAAATGGAAGTGTGTGATTGGATAGATGATATGGGTGGAATGGGTGGGCAAAAATTACAAGATGTAATGGCAGCACTTGCAGAAAGTATGAATAGCGGTATAGATGATAAGCCAACAAAGTCAAGTAAAAAAGATGGAGTAAAAAAAAATTAGAGTGGATTGACATAGAAAGATATACAATGGGGGAGTGCAAAGTGCTTCCCCATTTGTTTTGGGAGATGACCATGGCTGAATTAGATTTTGTTTGGTATGGATATAGACATGAGGAAGAACAAAAGTGGATTAGAACTAGATGGCAGACAACGCTACTAATTAATATCCAATTACCAAAAGGTAAGAAAGTTAAGCCACAAGAGCTTATTGAATTAGACTGCGATACTCGTAACTTTGTGAAACAAAGAGTGATGACAGAAGAAGAGCTACAACAAGTTCTAAATAAATATAAAATTGTTAAACCGATAAGATAATGGCTAACGAAGAAGGTGTTAAAATTGTTATAACCGCAGAAGATAGGTTTACTGAAACAATGAAGAAGATTGATGCTTCTTCTAAGATATTTGGTGAAACAACTAAAAATACACAAAGAAATTTAGAGGCTCTTGAGAAAGAAATGGTTAGGCTTGTTGCTAATGGGTTAGATCCTGCTGATAAAAAGATTAAAGAGATGAAGGCTAATTATGATAAATTAAGCCAATCTCTTAGTGGTGCAGATGGCCCATTAAAAGTAGCAAATCAAAAATGGATGTCACTTTCTTTAGTTGTACAAGATTTACCTTATGGCTTTAGAGGTATCCAAAATAACTTACCTGCATTGGTTGGTAGTTTTGCTGCTGCTGGTGGTGCTATTTATTTTGTATTTTCTGCACTTATAGCAATAACAACTGCGTACGAGAAAGAAATAAAGGCATTATTTATAACGACAACAGAGGCAGAAAAGCAACAACAATTATATAATAATGTAGTTAAAGAATCAGGTACTGCGTATATAGATGCACAATCTCAAGTATTATCGCTTACTCAAAAGGTGAAGTTGGCTAAAGATGGTTATATAGATAAACAAAGTGTTGTAAATGAATATAATGAAACTATTGGCAAAACAATAGGTAAACAAAAAGATTTAGAAGGTGTAAATGAAGCCTTAATAAACCAAGGCCCTGCCTATGTTGAATATATAAATAAATTATCTTTTGCAATGGCATCTGCTAAATTGGTAGCTGAGCAAAGTGAAAAGATGATTAAAATATCAATGCAAAATGCTACTGAGTTTGTTGATGGGTGGGATGCATTTTTTAAAGCTAAATGGAATCCATCTGGTATTGTGCAATCTCTTGCAGGTGGCACAATAGAATTACAAAAGTCAGCTGAAAAGAATAGGCAAATACAATTAGGAGAAGCTGGTAAAACTGCAGTTGGGTATGAAAAAATAATGAATTCTGCTTTTAAATCAGTTGGAGAGGCCGCAAAAAAAGCAGGTGTTGTTCCAGATGTAGTAAAGCCAGCAACAACAAAATCAGTAAAAAATACTTATCTTTTAGAATCATTAAAAGCCCAACAACAAGCTCAAAAAGATGATATATATCAGTTTAGGGTTTACGGTGCTCTTATAATAAATGAAGAAGAAAGATTAGCTGTATCTAGAGCTAAGATAGATGGCACATATTTACAAAATAAAAAAAACATACACGCTAGATACCAAGCTGATAGGGAAACTAACGATAACTTATTTGAAGCAAATTTAAATAAAATATTAGATGCTAATGAAAAAATAAGAACTGCACAAGAAAAAAAAGAATTAGAAATACAAGCAGCTAATAGAATAAATATAGCTAAGGGAATATTAGAGATTAATAAAAAATTTGCAGAAGATGATTTAAGGAATGCCGTTTTATTTGCAAAGAAACAAACATCAAATATTCAAACAGAATTAGGTGTTCAAGATAAGTTAAATAAAAATAACTTAAGTTTAAGAATAGAAGATACAAAGGCGGCATTAGCTAAATTAGCTGTATTGGCTGCTTTTACATTTGACCCAGCGGTACTTGCGGTTTATTTAGATGCTATTGATAAAATAACTGCTAAGTTAGGCGGATTAGGGACTACATGGGAAGACACAACTAAGGCTATTGATTCAGTTATTAAAAGCTTTATAGCAGATTCTTTATTTTCTTTAGGAGAGTCAATAGGCAATGCATTAATGGGAGAAAATGTAGATGCTATGGAAGCATTTGGAACTATATTAGCAGATGCAATACAATCAATAGGAAAACAATTAATAGCATATGGACTTGTTAAATTAGCTGCATTAAAAGCATTAGAAACTATGACTCCAATGGGCGCGATGTTAGCAATAGCTGCTGGGGTAGCAGCGGTAGCAGCAGGTGCAGCATTAAAGGCAAGTTTAAAACAATCAACCGCAAAAAGCGGAGTTAATAGTGGTAGTAGCTCAAATGCACCAAGAAAGTTTGCTAATGGTGGCATTATTAGTGGGCCTACATATGGCTTAATGGGAGAATATCCTGGTGCTAAATCAAACCCTGAAGTAGTTGCTCCTTTAGACAAACTTAAAGACATGATTGGAGGAGGTGGAGGTGGAACATTTATGTTAAGAGGACAAGACTTACTTTTGTCTGTAAATAGGGCACAAAAGGCATCAAATCTTAAAGGACAAAATATTAGTTTAGCATAATGGCATACGGATTAAGATATACATTAACTCAGATACTTCGTAATGGTTCAACATTAGTTGTAAATATTTACGAAAAAGATCCCTCAGTTGCTACTGTTAAAACATATCAGCCTACAAGTATATTATTACAACCTAATTCAAATAATGAAGATCCATTAGGAGGTATTATATCATCTGAATTAAATGTTTCTTTTTTAATATCAACTCAAGACGATTATGATAATTTCCCTGATTTGCTAAATGCAGATGATAGGAAGTACTATGTAGAGTTGGTAAATGTTGTAGGTGCAAGTACAAATATAAAATGGAAAGGATTTTTATTTAATGATTATATAAACTTACCATTTACAACAGGAAACCAAGAGGTTAATTTTGTATGTGTAGATGCTTTATCATATTTAAAATATAATACATATAGTGCATTAGAAGGCAATACAAACGGAATAACAAATCTATTGAGTGTATTAAATACGGCATTATATAGCATCGGGTACGATTCTTATACTTACCTATATTCTTGTTGCTCTTATTTTGCAGAAGGGATGATGGATAGGGCGACTTCTACGGATAACGAACCATTCGTACAAACATATCAATTTAGAAGAGATTTTGTAGGGTTAGATTACTTTACAATAGTAGATAATATTGTTAAGTCTTTTGGTTGTAGATTATTCCAATACCAAGGTAATTGGTGGATTATGTCTATAAATGAAATGGCTGGTACAACAAACTATTATACAAAATACTTGTTAGATACCGTTGTTTATTTAACAGAATCGGGAACACTAACCACAGGCATCTCTATTGATCCTTATAGTGAAGGCAATGTGCACTTTATTAATAATAGTCAAACCAAAATAACAAAAAAGGGGTATTCTAGGCTTAAGGTAACAACACCATATTCCTACGCTAAAAACTATATAAACGATGGTGATTTTAAGCAATATATAAACTCTACTACTGCCCCAGTTGGATTTACTGCTGGATTAGCAGGAACAGGTTCTTTAGCTGTTTTTCAATATCCAGATGATGAATTTAATGATGTTAGAATAAAACAATCAGGTGCAGGTGTAGCTACATTTAAAACAACAGGCGAAATAGGGGCTCTTGGATATTTGCCTAAAATGGGTGACTCTACTGCAACATTATCTTTTACATATAGATTAGGCTCTACTCTTGGATATGGTATTCAAGGAATTTGTTATTTAATTATAAGATTATTCGTTGGATCAAATACATATATTTTAGATTCAAATGGGGGTTGGTCAAGTGACATAAATACATCTATTGTAATACCAGATTCTGGTGCTCCTGTTGGATCTGTTGAAGCAAGAAGGCCATTCAAAAATTATTCGCTTGAAATACCACTTGGGGGCGGTACTTTAGACAATGTTGATGTAGCTATAGGATATATAAGTATAGGGTTTGTAGTAAGTTCTGCTTCTAGTTTATTTAGATTCAATAATTTATCTTTAACTCAATCAAATGCTCAATATAATGCACTTGAAGTAGAAAGAAAATTAGGTACAAATGAAGCATTATTAAAAGAAATAGAAATACCTTATGGTGCTAATTATCCTGATTTAACAGTACCTAATACCATTGGTTCACTTTTTAATAACTCATTAGTTAAGTTGCAGAATTGGTATAGATATGGCAAGGCTGGGACATATAGTAATTTAACACAATTAATATGTAGACAATATTCAAATATATTTAATAAAAACCTTGCTACAGTAGAAGGTGATTTAGGTATATCTGAATCTTCTAATAGTACTATATATTTGAATAAAAAGTATCATGTAGCTGATTCTGCTAACCCCATTTTAACTGCTAATAATTTAAGCTATAACGATAAGACATTTATAGCTAATAGATTAACTGTAGATAGCTATGGAGATAGAACAACATCATTACAATTATTAGAGATTACAAATACAGATAACGCATCAGTAGAAACAATAAAATACTTAGGCTCTTAAATAACTTTAATTATGGCAAGTGTAATAAATGGGACAAATATAGTTTTATATGAATATGATAGCAACGCTACCTATTTCTTTAATGGAGATTTTGGTGGAGGTGTCTTTGATGGCATTGTGTGTAAGCAAATGAGCAGAACTCAAGAGGTAGAAACCTCATCAAACTTTACTAAAACAGGAGCAGGAACAATAGCTGCATTTATTACAGATGCTGGAGAACCTGGGGTTACTACCATACCAGCAGGAACTTGGAGTTTTAGTGCTTATTATTCTGTTGTAACCGCCTTTGCAGGTGCTGAAGTTAAGTATGAGTTATATAAATATAATGGTAGTGTTGCTACCTTGTTGTTTACATCGGCAATAACACCCTTAACAACCCTAGCAAAGACCTTATATACTACGGCAATGACAGTTACTCAAACAACTATAGGCTCGACAGATAGGCTTCTAGTTAAGGTTATTTATACTGGCTTAACAACTACTAACCAAATTACTCTTTATACCCAATCTAGCAATCCAGCTCAAGTAACTACAACTATACCATTAGGAACTCCAATGGGAGCTTCTACAAGTTGCTCATTTGAGGCATCTACCGAACAAGTAGAAGTAACCTCTCAAACATCAGCTTGGTTCAGAGAGTTTAAGAATGACATTACTTCATGGACAGTTAATTGTGATGGCTTTATAGCCTTAAGTGGTTACTCCTATCTTGCTTTAATGCAGAAGCAATTAAACAGAGCTTCAATAGATGTAAGATTCTCAATAGATAATGACAATGCAGATAATAGTGATACTTATGGATATTCGATAGTAAGCGGAACGGCTAATATCACATCTATTAGCTTAAGTGCTCCTGTAGAGGGTGCATCTACTTATTCATTGGCATTACAAGGAACAGGTGCTTATTCAATAACAGGGACTCAAGTTATAGACGGAGGTTCTACAATATCAACTTCAAGCGTGAATAGTTTTTCTTATACGGCAGCAGGTGGTGAAACAACTGTTACCTTCTCAGGTGCAATCGGATCTACTTGCATATCGGTTACAAGAGGTGGTGTAGAGGTTAGAACGATAGCTACAAGCGGTGTACCAACGGATGAGAATGTTAGCTTTAATAGTGCCACAGGAGTTCTTACCTTTGCAACGGCAAGACCGCTAGAGGTGGATGAGTTTGTCAGAATGATTACTAAATAATTAATTAGAAATAGAATGAGTCAACAGATACAGATTACTGGAGGTGCGAAAGTTAGGAATTTACAAGATGTAATTATTGGAACAAGTGGGGTATTAAGTTCTGTAGCTTTTGATGTTGCTAATGGTGTACCAAGACTTGATGTAAATGGTAAGATACTAGTTGCTCAGTTACCAAATAGTGTGATGGAATATAAGGGTACTTGGAATGCTGCTACTAACACACCAACCCTTGTAAATGGTACAGGAAATCAAGGAGATGTTTACTTATGTAATGTGGCAGGTACAGTTGACTTCGGTGCTGGTGCGATTGCTTTCTTTGTAGGCGACCAAGTTATTTATAGCGGTTCTATTTGGCAAAGGGCTTCAGGTGCAACAGGAACAGTTACAAGTGTGGCGATTACTGAAAGCGGAGATAGTTTAAATATCACAGGCTCACCAATTACTACAAGCGGAACGATTAACATAGGATTCAACGGCACTAATTTACAATATGTAAACGGAGCAGGAAACTTGACAACCTTTCCTATTTTAACAGGCTATGTTCCCTACACAGGTGCAACTGCAAATGTTGATTTGGGTACTTTTAATTTGACTGCTGATGTTATTACAGGAGCAACAGGTTCTTTTACATCAAATGGTGGTAGTGATACATTTGCTATCAATCATTCAAGCGGTGCAGGGATTGCTTTGAATATTACTAAAGGTGGTAATGGCGAAGGATTATACATAAACAAGACAAGTGGAAGCGGAAACGCAGCAACGATAATAGGTACATTAAACGCAACTACTTTAGTAAAGAGCGGTGGTACATCAAGTCAATACTTAATGGCTGATGGTAGTGTTTCTACTTTAACTAACCCTGTAACAGGAACAGGTACTACAAACACTTTACCTAAATTTACTGCTGCTTCTACAATAGGAAATAGTAATATTACAGATACAGGTTCTTTGATTACTTTAGGTTCTAATACTACAATTTCAAGTGGAATATTTAGAGTTGGCTCATCTTCAATAATAGCATTTCAATTATATGCATCTAAAAATATAACTGGCGGAACAAGTGCTGGAGAAGTTCTTTCAGATGGTGTAACACAATCCGATGTGACAAATAGGTCACAATATTTTGCAACTGCTGCTTCTACTGCGGCTGCTTCATTTACATTAGCAAGTTTATTTCATTTTAGAGCAACACAATCTACTTTTGGGGCTGGTAGTACAGTTACAAATCAAATTGGTTTTGAAGTTGATGCCACTTTAATAGGTGCAACCAACAATTTTGGATTTAGAGGTTTAATTCCTGCAGGTACTAATAGATGGAATATCTATATGGATGGAACTGCCAATAACTACTTAGCAGGTTCATTGGGAATC